CACCAGTTGCATCAGTATCAGCTTCGTCAAATAATGCTTCAGCACCAGCTTGTGAAGTGTAATGTGATTTCATAGCAAAGATCAATCCCGTAGGACCGGTCATTGGCTGAACACCACATACATCATAAGCAATCATCTGAGGCATTGCTCTGCGAACTAGAGAAATAAGAATCGGATCCCACTTTGCAACTCCACCCGTGTCAGGCATGGTGCCTGAATCATTTGCAGGTTGCTCAGAGAGAAACTTCTCTTGATTTTCTAGGAGTCGTAGAGTAACATCTCTACGATAAGAATCTTTAATCTCAGGAAGGTCACCATGTTCCATTACTGGTTTCCACTTATCCTGAATAGTTTCAGATAAATACATTTGTACTTCTCCTTTATTAATTTAAAATTTTAATTTAACAAACTTCATTTCACTTTATCCATATATTTAAAATAAGGTTACTTCTTTAAGTTAGAAATTGCAGCCATGACACTATCTATACTACCATCACTTTTCCCATCGGTCACTTCTTTGTTAGTTGCTGCCGTATCCTTATTATCTTCCAGTTTCTTTTCTGATTTAAAGTAACTGTTTTTAATAATGTTCAGTTTTTCTTTGTACTGTTCATCTGATTCGTAATCAACATCTTCAGTTAACTCTTTCATTTTTTCAATGTCTGTGTCAACCATGCCTTCTACGATATCACGGAATGCGTCTTTAGCTCTATAAGTATTTAAATCTTTCACCGTATCCATGTGCTTCTGAGTTTGCTCGTCAAGTTTAGTTTCCAGTTCGGCAACTTCTTGTACAAGACTCTCAAAGACATCTTCCTTTTCTTCTGGAACATCAATATAATGTTCCTCAAATAACTTCTTCAAACCAGAAATAAAGCTCTCTGTAACTTCGTTGCGAACACCTTGTTCAACAGCGAGTTTATTTTCTTCCATCCATTCTTTAACAACATAATTCATATACTCATCCATCTTCTCTGTCATCTCTTTCTGGATGCTTTCTGTTTTTTCTTCCATATCTTTCTTAGATTCTTCACGAACATGCTTACGAATCTTAGCAATCTTAGACTTAACTGCAGCTTCAAAAATTGTAGCAGCCTTTGTCTTAAATTCTTCAGAAAGTTCTTCTCCATCAATCAATGCAGAAACATCTTCAGAAACATCAACTTCGATTTCTTTTTCTTCCTTCTTGGCTTTAGACTCGTCTTTATCGTCATCTTCGTCATCATCATCTTTGTCTTTATCCAACCAAGGTGGTTTGCCTTCTTTTTTAGATTTAGATTCTTTCTTAGACTTAGATTCCATCTCATCTTCATCTTCGTCATCATCATCTTCATAATCATCATCTTCTTCTTTCTTTGCTTTAGCTTCTTGTTTTGCAGAAGCATTAGACTTTTTAGATTTGGGTGGAGTTTCTTTTTTGGTGCCATCTTCTCCATCAGGCTCTGAATCTTCTCGGCCTTCTTCATCATCTATATCAGGCATACCTAATTCTTTATTAGCACTTTTCTTCGCTTCTTCCATATCAACCTCTTCAAGTTTTCCATCATCTGTGAGTGTTTCTTTCTTTGCCATTGTTAATCTCCTAAAAGTAATTTATTCGTTATAATATTTATAACATTAAAGATTTTGGAGGAATTTTGCAAAAACATCTATCTTTTTTTGTTCCAATTCCCTCATTTTTGCGTTCTCAATAGTTTTCTTCATACTATTAATATCTCGTTCTTTGATAACACCATTCTCCCATACCCATTCTTTGCCTTCCATAATACCATTAACAAATGCATCTGGTGCTGACGGGTCAGCAACAATATCAACTGTAGACAAAACAAAATCTCCTTGTACTTCATTCACACCCTTCTTGTTTGGTTTAACACTTCCCATACCTCTGGAAGATACACCAAGCTTAACTCCTTCGCTGATAAGATTTTTTACAATCTTACCATTTGGAGTATCCATAACTTTTGCTTTACCAACAAAATTCTTACCATCTTCTTTTAATTCTTTAATAACATGAGAAACTCGATCCAAGTTAATAATGGGTCCCATTGGATGTCCAAGTTCTCCAAGAGCTCGACCTTCTGCAACATAACGCTTATTAAAATTATTCACTTCTTTCTTTAAAACAGCATGTGGATATAATCTACCATTCTGATTTTTAATATCAGCCTGCATGAAGATACCTTTAATATACTGCTCTTTACCTTTACCCTCAGTAATATATTCAACCTCGTGAGTATGTTCAGTTATTAGTTTCATTCGCTTTCCCCTCTTTTCTTTAATCGTTCAGCTTCTGCACTACGAACTTTTGGTAATATCTTTTTTGCAATTCTTTTAATTACTGACTTCTTCTTACTTAATTGTTTTTCTAATCGTTCTCTACCTGCCAATGATAAATCAGATTTTTTTCTATCTTTTAAAATTCTTTTTGCAATTAAATCTCTTGCCTTTTTCAATGCTCTTGATTTTAATTTCTCTGGTGTTGCTCTACGTTTCATAGCAATCTTACGTTTACGAGCAATCTGTTTTGCTTTTGTTCTCATCATTCTTGACTTCTTCATACGAGTTGATTTACTCATCACCTCATCAAGAATATTGTCAATCATGTCATCAACTATTTTCATTACTTTTTAGTTTCATCCTTTGGTGTATCTTGTGATGCTTCCCATTCTTTATGTGTCATGTCAGAATGTACTTTATCACAATCATGGTTCTCAGTTCTTCGACCATCACCACCTGCACACTTACGTCTTTTACCATTTGCTTTAATATACTCAGTTACTTTTTGAATGATACTTTCTTTTTTATTTTTAGACATTCGTTTTTCTATTTCTTTTTCTCTATCATCTTGTCGTTTATCTTGAGCCTTTTCCATATCAGCTCTACGAGCATCATTCTCTTTATCTCTATTGTCTTGACGTAACTTAGTTTCTTTTTTTCTATTTGCTTTTTTAAGGTCGTCAAGACCTTCTAAGTAAAGTTTAAAAGATTTCATTTATCTGCCTCTATAGGTTCTGGTGTTGGTGCAGCCTCTGGTGCAGGTGCATCTTTTGTTGGAAGTTCATATTTAAAAGTTGATTTTAAATCTTCAATGGCTTTAAAAGATTTATCTCTAAGAATCTGTGTCATACCTTCTTTAGCCTTGTTTAATTTTTTACTTAAAATATTTTTTAATACAGTACTTTTAATGTCAGTCATTTTTGATCCTTTCTTTCATTACATTTTTGATTGCTTCAATTAATAATTTATCTGTAAGAGTACCTTCTTTAATTAATTTTTTAATTTGTTTTTCATCATTTCCAACAATATTAATTTCTTCTGTTAATGTACCTTTCATTCTATTTGCTCTATAATTTTCCAGAAAACTTTGAGTCTTGACTTTTAAAATAGATTTCATAGTAGTTTGCGCTTTAGAAGTCCTCATCATCTACATCTCCCATATCATCTTCTTCCTCTTCTGGTTTTTCTGCTGCCATTTGTTTATCAATTTCTTTAATCTGTTCTTCACTTTGTTGTAGAATATTTTTACGCAGATACTCTGCTGAAATATATTTACCAACATACTCCTCAGCCATTGAAACTAACTCAAAACGATCCCTCATTATCTCAGAGCTCTTTAACTCCATGAAATGAGAATCTTTAGCCCAGATATAATCAATACGATCTCTAATAGCAATCCAATCTTCTTCTTTGATAATACCTTTAAGAATCAACTGAACTCTCAATAAATCACAAAAGAGATAAGAAAACTTATGTCGTAAACGATTAATAAACTTTCCAAACTTTACTTCATCTCTTGTAATCTCAGAAGCTCTTCCAAGATTAAATTGTGTCGAATCAGTTCCCTCAATTCTTGAGATTGGAACATTCAAAGACTTATACAGTTTCTTTCTAAAATATTCTATGTCATCTGTTTCACCAAGATTCTGTCCACCAGGAAGTGTACTGATCTCAGTACCACGACCACCTTCTCGTCTTGGCAACCAGAAATCTTCCAACATGGAAAG